CTGAATTCCATGGAACAGCTGGCAGCAGACATCTGCACGTCGTCCCGGGTCCTGGCGCGATAGGCGATGCAATGACGCCATCTGTTAATACGATGTCTTCCACCGCTGTCGCTGGCACTTCAAGCAGTGGTGGTAATACATATACATTCCACATCAATGGTGGCAATAGTTCGCCAGAAGAAATAGCCAATGTTGTTATGCAGAAGATAAAGCGTGCCGAATCAATAGCCAGGGAGCGTTCGTAATGCCTGTAAACCAAGCTATCAGAAATACATATTTTTACGTAGAGGTGAGAAAGATACAAAACGGTGTAGGTGTTCTATACCCCGGATATCCGGTCTATCACCTATTTAGAACACAGCCCGATGGCGTCTCTTCGTCAAGGTTGGACGAAGACGAATACTGGATGCCATTACCTCTAATGGGTTCATATGTCCAGTACACGGCGGGGGACGAACTTGTCGAGCAATCTCGTATTAAATATGAAAAAAGAGTGGTGACGAGACCTACGCAGCTGCGAAGAAAATATACAGGTTCTTTTCCGGTCTTCACGCATAAATATTCCGGCAATAAACTGTATGTAGCCACTGCTCGATTAAAGAAATTCCCTCTTAATTCATCACTAAACCCATACTCTTACAGCAACATACAGGTTTGGGTGGAAAGCTCCCAGACGTATACAGCAGTCAATGACGACAATGGGGACCTTGTCTACCCCGGGTATTGGCATAACCCATTTGAAAATAAATTTTATCCTTTTGCCAAGTTTTCCGCACCTGGAACACGAGACACCCAATTCATGCTTGACGTTCTTTTTACCAGGGACACTTCTGGTCAGTCGACGGATTCGCTTATGGCTGCAGCCGGGGAATCGATACGCCTAGCACAAGTTGATGAACTTGTATCTATTGGCAAAACTCGAGAACAGGCCATAGCCCTTGTTGATGCAAAATCCTCGGAGGCCCTAGCTACCAGAGCCGCTTTATCAACCTCTACTCCACGTGCTGTTGCTTCTCGTTCAGCTGGAATGCCAGTTAATATATCTGTCAGCGTGGGGGATGCTCAAAGGTCAAGAGGACAGCTTATCAATGCAGCTGGTGCACCGAGAACACTTGCGCAAGTGCCAGTGACACCCAAATTAATGCAGGTTACCGATAACACAATCGCACCCCTGTCGCACCAGTTCTTGCATAAACCTAATCAAATTTCATATAGCTCAATAGGCTCTAACTGGTCAACCATAGAACGAGTAGCCAATAGGCCAATAGTTGACTGGCAGAGCTACAAGCTGATGCAGGTTTCTTTCACATTCCTTGTTTCATCTGACACATCAGGAACGCTTGATAGCGCAATAGATGGAAAAGTTATAACCACGTCGGTGGACCAGCAGCTGAACAATTTAAGAAAAATATCGCTGTCTCCTTACCCGATAGTGTTTATGGGTCTTGACGAAATAATGTCAACTCAGCTGAAATTTCCGTTTAAGAACTCAAGCAATGCGGGCGCTCTATTTGTAATATCAGAATTTAGTGTTACATCTGTCTACAGAAACGTTAATGGCTCAATAAGCAGAGCATCATGCGACATAACTCTAACGGAGTTTCCGCACGAACTTGTTGACTTAATTAAGTTCCCAAAGCCACCACCGTGGAATCCTCCTCCGCCAAAAGATGGAGAAACAATCGAGGGTTGTGGAAGAGGGGCCGCCGGAACCACACTGTCGGGCGCCAACAAACTTAAGATTAACCTGCAGCAACTCCCCGTAAACTCAGGGCTAGCACTGGCTCTAAAGGCACAGAAACTTATTGAGAGGCAGACAAAAAATGCCAAATGTTCTTACTGGACAATTCCAAGTAAGGATTATGCAAGAGTACAGGCAGCTATAGATAGATATAATTCCACGGCAACAGATGGGGCGCTACGCGCCAGGGGCGTATCATAATGCCTGCTTCGATAACCTATTTGCCGACACCAACAAGTCTCCTAAGACAGGCGGGCGGTGTTATCTACTTCGTAGACGAAAAGAACTACCAAATTGCCGACGTAAGGGCAAACCTTATAAACCTAAACGTTAGTTATGCGATGAATATGTCAAGTGAAATATCTTTTAGCGTAAGCGATACTGGTCTCAAAATGCTCGAGAACAACTATTTCTCAATAGGAAGAATTGTTGCCTATGTAACAGAAACATTTGGGACGATTGAGGGGACAAGGAATCCCGATGTAAAAGAAAAGCAAACACAGCTTTTTGAGATAGCCAACGTTACGGTATCTCAGGGGCCAGGAGCAAGCCCAACCGTGGAGGTTCGCTGCTACTCGAGGGCTATTCAACAAATGAAAAGAGATAGGAGACCAGGCAGTATAAAGGGTAGCGGAACCGCCTTTGTGCAGCAGGCAGCGAAAAAATATGGTCTTAAGTTTTTTGGACAAAGTACGAACAAAAAACAGCAGATAAATAAAGCATCGGGCGGAAATAAAGCAGACTCTGTGTGGGATGTTATAACAAATCTGGCTACAGAAGCTAAATTCGTAGTTTTTGAAGTTGACGGATATCTGGTATTTGCTTCAGAAAAGTTCCTCCTGAAGAGATGGGGTACACACGAAGTTCCCCTGAGTAAAAAGAAAACCAAGAAAAAGTCAGACTCAAAACAAAATAAGTACATACCGGTGATATATAAGTCACACTTTCAACAATCTTCAGTGAAGCCGTTTTCTTTTCAGCCAACAATCGAGTCATCAGCCAGAAATTCACTACAGCTTCTATCTGTTCCAAACGTGACGATTTCGGAAAATAATCCTTTCGATGGGAGTGGCAATGCAATTATCGACAGAGCGAACGCCGTCCGTCTTCGTCCCGGAATGACAATAAAAATAGACGGCGTACCAACGTTTAATGGCTACTACCTAATCGATTCAGTCACATTCAGTGACCTGGTTCCAGACCCCGTGAATATATCTTTTAAGAAGCCAGAAAAAGAAGAAAAAGAAATAAAAGACTTAGAAATTGGCAAAAGGGGTCCGCAGGTGATAGACGTCTTGGCCAATACTTCTGTTGTGCAGAATCAAGTTTTTAAACAGGACAACATACCTAGATTTTTTACTCCGCCAGCAAACTTAAACATATTTCCACTCCCTAGTGCGTCACTCCCATACAACTACCCCCCGAAAACTAAGGGCATTTTTGAAACAGGGAACATAAACCTATGGTCTAGGCCGGTGTTTATGGTTGACAATGAACCAAGAACCTTATATTCAGCAACTTTTGTGACTAGAAAAAGCGGGGTAAACGGTGGCAAGCCTTACGCTCTTTTGGTTCCACAAATATGGACAAAAGTGCTTTCTTCTGGTTCTGTACCTGTTCAACTTTCTAGGTGTCAAATTCTCAGCTTTTTTAGGTCTTCAGATGCATCTGGGCTTGTTCCCGTTGCTTCATCTGTTTCTTTTCAGAAGGCACCATATTTGCATCTGGGGGTTGACTCTGTATCTGACCTACAGGTCAACGACACACTAACAATATTACCTGTAGATTTTAAAAACGCATCTAGCTCATCAAGGCTAGCCGCATCAACAACTTTATTTAGAATAAATAGTATCAATGTCATGGGGAATAGGGTAACTATTTCTGTTCCAACACCGATACATGGTAAGCAAATCGCAGTCATACAAAACAAAATAGTTGGTGGTTATATCGAATCAGATACAAGCTCTTTTAGATATGCGGAATCTTCTGGTTTGTTTCTTGCCAAAGCTCGTGGAAACACAACAAAAGAAGCAATAGCCAACGCATCTATTTATGGAAAACTCATATCTAGACAGCAATTAGAAGTTATGAAAAAAAGATTTCCAAATGGGAAATTCGAAAACACTCCAGGCGCATCATGATTTCAGATTATGGAATTCAGAACGCCCCAGTTCGTCGCGATAAGGCAGCATCTGCCCCTAAGAGACCAGGGGAGATGTATCAAGGTGTTGTCACCAAGGCCTACCCAGATGGACGGATAGTAATATATGTGCAGGCTCTTGGAATTTCATATGGCCCCCTAATGCCCCTCGGCGTAACGCAAAGCACCAAGATGATAATTGACGACACGGTGCTCTGTGCTTTCTCTAACCAGGCAATGACTTCTATGGTTGTTTTTGGAAACGCAAGACCTATTAATCAATCAATGATTTTAATCATGGAGTCCACAGCAATATACCCGGAAGTTGTTGCTGCTCTACCGGAGGGCTGTCTCGCCTACGCTACAGATACTAATTCTTACTTTTTGTGGGATGGAGAATCATGGGTCTCCCTGTGGAGCAATGCGCAACCCGTTGAGGCTGTCTCTAATGGCCCCCTAGGTGCTTCTGCGGCTGGAAAACTTTTATACAACACAACAACATGCACGCTTGAGATTAATTCATCAACAGGTTTCGCGATTGGTCAAAAAGTTGATTTTGCTAGACGTGCGACTGGAACTTTTACAATAATCCCAGGAGCTGGAGTATCTGTTGACACGGCTCGTTCCTTAAGCCTAAGGGCGCGCTATTCAGTGGCGACGCTAGTATGTGTTGATTTAAATTCTTACCTACTCACAGGGGACTTAACATGACCTCAATATCGGCAACAAATGACGTCGCATTAGGGTTAAAAAATGAATTAAAATGTATTATTCAGGAGAGCGAAAACAATGAACACAATTAAATTTCCTATAAGATTTGGCTCTGACGGCCTAGAGCTTCTTCGTGACGGTTCTGAGGATTATTACGCACAACTATTGACAATGGCTATCCTCACTGAGCCTCGAACACACCCGTATTCCCCATTTTTTGGGGTCAATGACCCGTCTTTTACCTCGATTGATAGGGGTTTATTTATTTTGAATGCTGCACGTTATGTTCCTGAGGTAGAAATTACCTCCTTATCAGTGAATACAAAAACAGACGGCACTGCTGGTGTAAGTTTTTCATTTGTTATAACGGAGGGATGAGATGACGGCTGATTTTTCGCAGTACGTAGATTTGACAATTTTCGACAAGACTCCGGGAGACCTTTATCTCGAAGCTATAGAAATGGCGAGATTGACTCTCCCGGAGTTTAATTTGCGAGTTGGAACAGTGGAAGACGCCATGTTCCAGGCAATTTCATATATTGGGTGGCAGATGGCAACTGGTCTCAACAGGCTCCCAGATAGTGTTATGTCTGGAATACTTTCCATGATGGGCGTTACGCAGAGACCCGCTATTCCTGCAGAAATGTCCGTAACAATAACGGCTGATTCCTACGAGGGGGCAACAATAGCTTCGGGAACGCTATTTGGATACCCCTACACCTTCGAAGATGAAACAACTGAGATTGTATTTCAGACAGTTGAATCGCTCGATATACCGGCAGACGAGTCATACGTTGGTGGGGACCCGTACCCATCGGGAACAGTATTGTGTGAAGCATTTTTGCCCGGTGTTATACCAGTTATTGCAGAAGGGGAGTCGCTGCTGATTCTTTCCCCGTCCACAGAAATACTTAGCGTTGCTGCTGGCAGCTACTTCCAAAATGGTTTTAATGAAGAAAACTCTGCAGAATTCCTGTCGAGAGCCACATCGTATCTTTCGTCCCTATCTTCCACTCTTGCAAAGTCAACTCAGGTTGATGCATTTATAGCAAATAATTACGTCGGCTATGTAGGAAGAGTTAGAACTTATGACCTAACAAACGGTGACCCAGACGTTGGTAATAGAGACACAGAAAAAACTTATTCTATTACCACTAAATCAAGGGCATCTGGTGTTGCAACGCTGACAACATCGGAAGCTCACCAGATACTTGTCGGTGACATAATTACGGTAAGTGATATATCTGCTGCGGGCTCTCCTTCTGGAGCTTTTGACGGAGAAGTAGAAGTTACTGCAATTACTTCAACTACTTTTTCATATTTGAGCGCCGGAGGAAACGTATCGTCTACTTCAGATTCTGGAACAGCAGTGCGCGGCAAAGAGGTTGTCGGTCATATAGCAACATATGTTTATGGTCTTGGTGGATTTGTCGAAACAGAACAAAAAGAAATAATCAAACTTGCTGTAGCAGAGGCAGCAATAGGTGGCCTCACTGTCAACGTAGAAAATATGGGAATTCTTCCTCTTTCGATAGAGGGTTCAATAGTTTTGGATACAGCATACGATAGGGAACCTCTAGAACAAATTATTGAAAATACAGTAATTGAATACTTAAGCCCGTCTGGATTCCCAACGCACGAAGACATCGTAAGAAAGAATGTAATTATCGGCTTAATTAGCCAAATCCCTGGTGTTAGATATGTCCAATCTCTTTCCTTAATTGGAACTACCGCAGATGGGTGGTTGACTCAGCTCGCCACGGACCTCGAGCCTTCCCGTAAAGGCTGGGCCCCTTCACTGGACCCGACAGGCATAATATTTACTTACGTTTCGGTATAAACATGTCAAAAACAGTTAATCGATTTAGCGACCAAACCGGGCTGTATGTAAAATCTCGCTCTACGGGGTATCCATCTGAAATAACTTCTTCGTATTCTTATGATGCAGGGTGGCGTGTTGGCTCATCATCTCTATCAATAACACCGACCATAGAAATAGTACCTGAACCCTACAGCGTGCTCTCAAGGTACTCACTAAACATAAATCCAGTCACTGGAGCTGATATTCATGTTTACACAGACTTTGAAACACAGTTACTTGTAGGCGATAACGCTAGAAGATTTTCGTTTAATGCAAAAATCATAACCCCATCGGTCTGTACCGTAACAACATACCTACATCTATCAACACAAGCCCACACATCAGTAACACCACTAACCAAGACCGTATATCCAGGTTCTTTCACCACGATACGAAGTAATTTGCTTACTATCCCAATAAGTTCTTCAGCAACTTACGCGGTAAAGGCGAGAATTGAAGTAAGTGGACATAATGGTTCTATTGTTTACATAACTTCTCCGAACCTAATAGATGACCAAATGTATTATGAAAATATATTTGTTCATAGCTCGAGACTGCTTATGCCGGACTTTTATTGGGATATTGACTCTCAGCAAACAGACCCAACCATGCCGATGCATCGTCTAATAGACTGTATGACTGCTTCTGCCGATGATGCTTTTGAGGAGTACAAGGCCCTATATGAGCACCAGCCGTATGTTCTGAACTCGCTTCAAGAGCAAATAACAATCAACAATGTTCACAGCACCTTGTCAAACCCATATTACGTAAATCCCAGATACGCTCCATGGCTGGCTCAATTCGTTGGGACAAAATCTAGAAAAAACGTATACAGCTCTTCTGGTTCACCATATTTGCCGTCTTCAGAAGCTGAGCGGTCATATGAAAGATGGCAATTATCAACAGGGTTTTACGGAATTGCTGCAGGGAGCAGACAGGCTCTCTTGGAATCTGCAAAACAGTGCCTTCATTTTACTAAAAACGGAAACCCCTCTACATATGCGGTAGCTATAACACCGGAATACCTTGGCGACCCATTCAAGATACTTATTCAAACCTTGGTTAATGAAACTTCCGATTGTGTCGCTGAACTTGAATCAAGCGAGTTAATCCTCCAGTCGGTGGAAGACGCTAGGCCGATGGGGTACAAAATCTATCATGAAGCTAAAGATGAGTTCGAGTTCACGGTGGGTAACCCAGTTCTTGGCATAGTCGGCTCATCTAGTGGTATTCCGATTGGAGAGACAAACGACGGTTATGACTGGTTCGATGTTCTTTCAAAATCAAGGTCAAGTGATGTCGCAACAATTACCACAGACGGAACACACGGGATTCTGGTTGGTGACATTGTTGAGGTTATAGATGTAGACGCCTCTGGTGGGCCTTTTAGTGGTACATACACGGTAACCGCAGTTACAGCGGACACTTTCTCCTACGCAAACCCTGGTACGAATGTTCCTACCACCCCAGACGTAGGTCAAGTGCGAAGGTAAAAGTGCTCATTCATTTTTATTCAAATGGTAAAATTATCAAGTATCTGGAGGGCATATGGCTGGTCTCGGTGTAAAAATTTTCAGAAATGGTGAGGTGCTCTCGGACGACGAGCTCAATGGCTATTTCATGGACCAGGTTGTTGCCATCTTTGCAAATGCAACAGCCAGAAATAATGCCTTTGGAGACGGAATTACAAAACCCGCCCTCGCCCCGGGGAGATTCGTTTATCTAGTTAACGAACAAAAGGTTCAGTATTACAACGGAGTTGCATGGGTTGACTCAGAGCAGTTTGTTGTTGGCGATGGGACAATTACGACCGAAAAGTTGCAAACCCCCATAGTCGTCAACAGAGTTACCCTTACGCCCCCGGCGGTCGGGGCAACGATAACAGTTGCCGACACTAAAACGCTTACGGTGAGCAACACCGTTAGCTTCTCTGGCACAGATGGGTCTTCTGTAAACTTCGGTACTGGCGGTTCGATTTCTTATGCAACGAACCTCAGAGATTTGCAGCTTAAAACAATTATGGAGGTATCCGCATGAGTCTGGATGCAGTGAGATTTGGCCCCAAGGCAGTCCCAACTGGTAGCTGGTCATCTGATACGGCAACAGGGCGTTATTCGCCGACTGCCACGACCGGGGTAGTTAAGCAGGTTATTTTTTGTAATTCCGGCTCTGCTACAACTGTTACTTTTGGCGTTTCGACTACTGGGTCAGAAACTTCAGTAAACAGAATATTCAATGGTCAGTCAATAGCAGCAAACGAGACCATAACTTTCAATACAAATATTCGGATGGCTTCAACAGATAGGCTTTACTTTTACTGTGGAGCTGGCGGTACTGTCTCCGTAACAATCAATGCCTATGAGGAGTAATCGATGCCTGGCATTGAGCGCTACCCAGCGCAAAATACACTAGCGCAGTTTCTTGACTCAGCCGACCCGGTATATGGAACCGGGATGGATGGCAACGCCACCCTAGACGGGTCTAGCGCAGTTTTAAGCATGACCCCATCTGGGAACGTCTACTCAATGACTCGAGACATTCATTTTCAGAACTTGTCTATTAACTCTGGAGTACGACTAGCGCCAAACGGATACAGAATATTCGTAAAGGGAACTCTCAGTTTTGGCTCTAGCTCGGTAATTGGTTTTACTACTGGGTTTTCAACCGCTGGCTCCATACAGCAGGGTGGTGCAGCGTCTACATCGGTTACCCATAGCCTTGGTGGTTCAGCTTCTGGATTTACCGCTACTCCACCTACCGCAGCATTAGGCGGCACTGAATATTTTAGAGTTCCACATCAGGCGATAACTGGTTATTCTATCACCGCATCTGGGGGTGGCCCAACATACCTTAGGGGCGGCGCTGGTGGGAACAGCCAGCCGGGTGGTGGAGTTGTGGTAGTTTCTGCTCGATACATAGGTGGACCATCATCAGGAACTGCATCGTTTAGGGCTCCAGGAACAGCACCTGCCGGTGGAGGAGTCATATTAATTGTTTCAAGTGGGGTTTCACTTCCATCTGGAGTGGCTACGGATGTAGCTGGTCAAAACGCTGGGACAGTTTTTTACATGCAGGTCATATAACATGGGTTCGCTCGTAAGATTTCCAGATAAAACCTTTAAACAAAGAATTGGCAACGATTCTGTCTATGGAAGTGGCGTGGATGGAAACGTTGTTATTTCAGCCAACACCTCGCTATCTAGGGACATGCACTATAACAATCTAACAATAAATTCTGGGGTTCATCTAAACACGAATGGGTTCAGGGTTTTTGTGAAAAGTGCACTGACGATAAATGGTTCCATAGGTGTGAAAAGCAATACAACTGTTACTTCCGGTACTGTATCTGGGAATACACCATCTTCTACTGCGGTAATTTACTCAATAGGCGGAGCTGGTCCTGGAACAACAGCAACACAAATACCCGCATCTATTTTAAATGATGTGCAATCTGCTGTATCTGGCTCATACCGGGAGTCTTCTGGGATTTTGAGGCAGCTTTCTGGCGGTTCCGGAGGAACATCTGGAACAAATGGAACACTAACACCCGGTACAGATTCCCCTGCAACATGGCCCGGTTCTGCCGGTACAGGCGGTAGTCCTGGACAGTATCCACCAGATGCAAACAACCATGGTGTTCCTGGTGGAAAAGGCTCGGATGCAACGCCAGGGACAAGAGGCGCTTTGGCTTCGCCGGGTACAGCGGGGGTTGGCGGAGCAGGAGGTTTTGGTGGACCTGTTGTAATAGTCGCGGCAAAGACTGTCGCTGGAAGTGGAACAATTTTTAGTCAAGGAAGGAATGGAATTGATAAAACACCGGCAATAGCGCCAGGGCCAATGCATGGAGGCTCGCCTGGTTCGGGAGGCTCTTCTCCAGCCGCTAAGACTGGACACGCTGTTGCCTTTTATACATACCATCACACTAGGCCAGCGCACCACAGTGGACAGGACCACCACACAACCCCACTGCCGCATTCACATGCTGGCGCGCGTACGGCTGGTTTTCCAGACCCAACGAATGGCTCATTTATCATGAGTCATGCCAGCTCTGCGTCTCAAAGATATGTGTATGAAGAGCATTACTCAGCATCAATAGGTGGTATTCCGACTTTTGCGGCAGCAACCCACCATGACCATGGGATACTAAATAACTTTGTTCCGTTCGCCGGTGATTTTACTTCTATAAATGGGGTAAACCATAATCACTTTTCCTCTCCTTCATCTACCGGTGGAGCTCCAGCGGGTAATTATGCGCACATGCAACTTGATAACCCTGTTCATTATCATCACAACGCCAACGTGAACCATACTGGGGCAAATAACAGCGGTCAAGGCGGGTTCTCCGGCGGCATACAATACGTTACCGGCCAGTACACCGTACACCATAGAGCGCCCCGAGCCCATGATGTAAATGTACACAGACATGCTGGACCAGTTCTAAACGTAGGGCACTATTCCTTCGATTGGCCTGGTGGTGCTGCAGGGGTAGCTGGATTGGCCGGACCAGCGGGAACTGCTGGCTCAGTAACAGAAGGAACTAATGGCAATCCTGGGGGCGGAGGAGGAGTAATATTGGTTACCGAGACATCCCCACCTTCCGGGATATCAATTGACACCTCTGGTGGTACATCAAGCTTACCGATTCCCCCGTGGAGCATAGCTGGCACTCCAGGAATGCAGATAATTGTTCTTAATAATTAGGAGAAGAAATGAAACTTGAAATTTCAAACATACAGAAAATGGCTTCGCTTTCTGCTGCTAAGTCACAAATAGCGACAGAGTTGTTCAGACTGCTGGCCATCAATGGGATAGACCCTGATGATATAGATATTTCCAACCCATTTGAAAACTCAATTTTGGCATCACTTAAAGATGACGAAAAGAATCCCAGTAAATCAATCGAGGTGTCACGAATTGAAGAACTGTGCAATGCTTACGCCATGTTGCAAGGCAAGATAGACTCTCTTTCGTGACAAGAGAAAATCGCGGTAAAAAAGCCTCTCCTTTAGACTTTTTCAGGAAGTCGACCAAATACGCATCCGATGAAGAAGCGCGTAATAGGTACTCAATATGTACCGAATGCCCTCATTTTATTGAAGCGACAAACCAGTGTCGTAAGTGTGGTTGTTTTATGAACCTCAAGGTGCGTCTACAGCACGCCGAGTGCCCAGTCGGGCATTGGTGATTTATAGGCCAGATATTCTGTCTGATGTCTGAACATCTGATTTAAATGTTTCAATCAGACCATAAAACGAAAAATCCGTGGTTGTACGGTTGGGCTTCTTTGTAAAGTTTTTCTTCCTGTAATGTCATTACATTTCCTCAAGCATCTGCTCAAGAGATTTGAATTTATTGGCTTTAAAGTGGCTGTCAAGCCAATCAATCATTTCGTTAGAAAACTGAGGGAACCCCCATACGAGCTCTCTATAGTTTTCATCGCCCTTGAGAAATCTAGATAAATGCATATCGGGCATATTATCTATTTCCTCATACACCCATTCTGGGGTGCCCATGTAATCAAATGCAGCTTTGGAAATCTGTGCAACGGGGTGGTCAGAATTGAAGGGGTCATCCAGAAGGATGGACCATTCTCTCATGTTTTTGAAAAGCTCTGGAAGAGTTCTGCCAACCCACATCGCTGACGGGGAGTCGTCCTGTTCCAAATAGAAAGAGTCTCTCGATTCACCATAGACGACTGGGTGTTCTGTGTATTCCAGATACACAATAGAAAACAGCCCTTTTACATCCATTACCCACCGCACTACTTTTAGATTCTCTGTCTTTAGTGAGGTGCCGGAAAATGGTGACTTCTTTCCGAGTAGGTTTACTTCGCTTTCATATTTTGTGCCAACAACCGGGGAGTCCGAGCTATAGCAAAGATTCTCGCAACGCCCAGTTCTGGGAACATTTAGACCTTCAACAACAAAAAAGCTTTTCATTAACTGAAAAACGCCATTGTAACCAGGCGGCTCCGTTGCCGGTGGTCTAAAAATTACCTCATTTGGTAGCGTTAGATACTGGGGCCATACCATAATCCGGGCCCTACATTGTCGCTAGTTTTGCTGTAACCGCTACTAGATTCTTACAATGGGTTTCAATTATTTGGTACGTCATCATGCTCACGGGCACGGGATTGATTACCCCCTGAGCGGTAAACGTCTCTGGGTCAATCTCTTCCGGGTCTACGCCCGTTTTCAGGCACAGGAAATAAATCTCCCTTTCAAGGAGTGACTTAACCTCCCCAAGTGCAGCCTTTTTATCTTCCGCAGATAGAAACTGTTCTATACCCATTTTTACTCCTTTAGAGCAAGTAGTGCTTTTAGATGGTCAATCACTGGTTCAGCGGTTTGCTCAACCTTGAGGTCCCATATTTTTTTGTTGACTGCCTGCCTAATACCAAGCATGTCAATTATACGCGAGGAGGCGTCAGCGCTGATGAGCCCCTGGCCCTGAGCTACATGCCAGAAATGGGGTTCATGGAATAACTCATATTGCCCCTTCTTCATGTCCCCCTCTGTCGGTGGTCTCACTGCCCAAAGCTCCAGAAGTTCGACCAGATATTCCGGCCTATCCAGCCCCTGGGCGAATCTCCAAAATTCCGTATCTCCCCTATCTGAGAGATAGTGAAGAGAAATCATGGACACGAGATTCTCCATCATTTCATTCATCCGCGCGTTGTAGTTTTTTGCCAAAACCGGGCTTCCGTTGTATCCAGCCAAATACCTAACTGCCGCCACAGATTGCATCACTGTTGAACCTATGGAGGTTGCTTCGAGTGGCTCGACAAAACTTGAACATAGTCCTGCTGAAATGACGTTCTTCACCCATTGCTCCTCAAGACAACCTGGGTCTATTGAGAACTTTCTTGCTGGTTCAACCTCGAAGCCGACCTGAGTAGACGCCTCATTAACAGCCTCTTCTTCAGAAATAAATTCAGAGCAGTACACATAACCGTTGCCACGTCTCTCTTGTGTGGGAATTTCCCACATCCACCCAGATGATTTTGCTATAGCCCTAGTGAAGGGGTTTATTTTTCTGTCTTCTGGCAAAGCTGAAGGAAATGCGATTGCCGCATTCATAGGGAGGAATTTAGAATATGACTTCCATTTATTTGCGCCGACGGCCGACATCAGCACTCTTTTGAAACCCGTTGCGTCAATAAATATGTCAGCACTGACAGCTTTATTATTGTCTAGGTGAAGGGACTTTATTCGTCCGTTTTCCACATCAATTTCCACATTTTTTATCTCAGCCTCTACAAGTTTTATATTCCTTTGAATACACAGCTTTTCGAAGTATTTATTGAGCTTGAAAGTGTCAAAGTGAAACTGATTTGTCCTGTTGTGTGGGTCTTTCGAGTGGACGGAATGCTCTATAAGACCTCTATAAGAAATTGAATTAGTTAGAAGTTTTCTGTTTTCATTAAGACCCGAGTACAGCCCCATTAGCCCAAACTGGTTTAGATACTCGTTGCCGCTAATACTGTGAAAATAATCAGGGGTGTGATTTGTCCACCCTTCGAACCTAATTCCTAGTTTGTGTGTAGCTGAAGTCTCTACAATCATCTCCCCTAATGGGATTTCACACATATTCATAAACATTTTCCAGTGTTCAGTCGAGCCCTCACCGACGCCAACTATGCCTATTTCTGGAGAGTAGACCTTTATGATTTCACATGACGGAAATGCCTGCCTAAGCATCAAGGCGAATATGTTCCCAGCCGTTCCTGAACCAGCAACACATATTGTTTTAATCATCTTCTCAGGATTCTTTCAATAAGCGACTTGTCTTCTTTTTCCACAGAATCATCGGCTCGCGCCAACTCCCTGCGGTACGAAATTCTTCTGTCAAAATCGCCCAAGTAGTGCTGGCCAACACCTCTTCCGTTTACAAATCTCCACATGCTTTCGTTGCCCTTGATTATTTCGGAGGTATTGTCGCTCCTCTTAAATGGAATCAACTGATACATGGGGGTCCCTATCGGTATAGTGAACTCATTTTTAGTATGTATATTGAGAACAATATTTATTGCGTGGTAGTAGTCGGTATGAACAACTCCCGGCAAAACTGAATAGTTGGGATTTTGCTCAAATAGGGTCGGAAGGATTAGTGTGGAATACCCTGGTGCAGTTTTAAACATCCAGGGCGTAACCAGCTTGGGAAAGTCGCCTTCAGGTATTTCTCTGTTTTTTGCAAACGGACACCCCTCCGTTGAGGAGTACGGGAACCATTCGGTTCTAAACTCTGGCCTCATTTCTGGTGCGCCCATTTGGTCCAGCTTGAGCTCGAAACTTTTGTTGTTCGCTGTCGGTCTTACGTGAACATTTGTCCATAGCGAAAATGTGACGCCCAGAGACAGGTAGTCAATAGTTCCATGGCACCTCCGGAGAGAGCCTTTCCCCTTTTCTAGATTTTTCCACCACTCTGGCTTGTTGTTTCTATTCGTAAATGGAGGCACTTCCCACAGTAGGTTTGTATGCGGAATTATAAGCATTTCGTTTTTTTTCACTCTCGGAATATCCGAAGTGAAATTTGCAATCTTGTACTTTACTTTTCTCACTGGAACCACGTCACCAAGGAATACTTGGTGCCTTTCGTTACTGGGTGTGCAGCATGTTGGTATGGATATGCCGAACTAAAGAGGATTACAGAGCCGGCCTCTGGCTGAATTTCTACATTAAATAATGGGAACTCCAATTTTCCGCCCTCATATCCGTCGTTAAAGTACCCAACCATACTCATGACTCTTCCGTTCTCTGGGGACGAGTCTGTATGTATATGGTATTCAGCGCTATTCTCATACCTCAAAACACTAAATGGCTCGTGACGAGAAATAAATAATTCATACTGGTTTCTGTAGTCCCAGACGCACTTATCTATTTCACTGTATATTTTATGAAACCCATCTTTTATGTGGTTTAACTCCGGTATGTCCTCTTCGGTCATAATCGGTAGCAAGGACATTTCCATTGACGAGCGGTACTCATTTACAGATGTATTACCAGCCTGCCCGGTAGATGACCTCGCCCACTCCATCCGAGGCCACGATTTATCGGCCTCCTCTTCAAGCATTTCTATTAATGGATAAGCGTCATATACCTCTGTGTAATAGTTGATGCATGGCGCTAAAACTTCTATCTTCACTCCGTCACCTCAAATGTGTAATTTTTGACATATTCTTCCCCGGCAACAACAATACTCACATCATGTATGCCTGCCGAAGAAAATCTATGCGAATACTTTGCTATATGGGACTCTAGATAAAAAGGCTGTATTTTTATTTCTTCTGAAAAATTATGCCCATACCTGACTTTCAGTATCGGAGTATTGCCATCTTTCTTAAAATCAATGTAATCACACGTATACCCAAAAGCCTGCATCAGTCCAATCGGAAGGGTCGGCGATGAAATATTAAAAATGTGAATTGTGGGGATGTGGACAATGCATACCCTGGTTTCGTCAAAATCTATATTTTCCATAGATTCCGACCGTCCAATAGTTATAGACAGGCTATTTTTTTCAGCTAAAGATTGCGCCTCTTCAAGGAACTCCTCAGAAGGGCAGTAAACCGAACGAATCACTCGGCTAGATTATCAAACTTCCCTTTAGCCAAGACGTATCCCTCGCATACCTGCTTAATTCTACGAATTGCATAGAAGTTATGCTCGTGAGGAGTAGACGCCGCTATTGCTGGGTCGGAATCTGGATTTTCGATGTCCAGCGTCTCTGGGTCAATGCCATTCTGGATGCACAGCATAAACAGCTCCTGCTTGAGCGAGTCCATCATGGCGACGGAGCGATTGATGGTAACCAATGTTTACTGCCCTGTGTCGTCTCCGCTGGCAGTTGTTTCGTTTTGTGATTTGATTGCTGCTGTGAGGCGCGCTGATAACACCACGTTTTCGAGCGTTAGTGTTTGGATGCGCCTGACGAGTTCGTCGATAAGTGTTTGCGGGTCGAGCTGTTCTTCCATTTTGTCATCACTCCTTGTTGCGGAAACTCTTTACAACTATTGTGCCCTCGAGGGGTGTACTTATACGCTCGAGACAATAGCACATAATTGGTCGGGGGTGTTGTTGTAGGTGCTAGTGCAAACCGAAATGGTCACGTAGGACCGACGTCCTCAAGCCACACACCACCTATTGCCAAACTTCCAAAATAGGCGGTTCCAGCCCCCGAGTTGTACGACGCCCTAAGTTGTATGCGTTTTGATGACGTAGTGGTATTTGGGTAAATCCACGATGTACCAATTTGGTACGAGTTAGAAAATGCCAACGTCCCCGTAAACACAGTGTTGACGTAAACATATAGAAACCATGTAACGGCAGCAGAATGGAATACGTCAAAAGACCAGTTCAATTTGTAATTTCTTCCACCGACCAAATTCAAGGTTTGGTCATACAAGTCAACTGTTGGAGATGCCGAACTAACAGTTTTAGTGTTGCTTGCCCAATTAGCCACCGTGCCAATCAGACCTGCCGCTGGGCGTAACGCAGCCGTGTTATCCGCAGACTGGCTGAGGTAGTCCCACGCTGAACCGTCCCACACACGCAGATAACCCGTGTCAGTCTCGTAGATAATCTGCCCCGTAAACGGGTTGCTCGGCCTAGTAGACGACGTACAGACCCCCGGTCTTAGTCCTGTAGCGTTAGATGAAATGGTCATAGTGGGCGCACCAACATTCCAGTAAAACTATTAAAAGTATTTCCACCACGCCAGTACGCCGCACCTTGTGCTGTGTTTGTCCCAACAGTTGGTGGCCCCACTACTTCTCCAGCGTTCAAAACTGTGGAAAGTGTTCCTTGTCCACTAGTATTATAATTTTCATTACTAGTTCCCGAAACGACCATAAACTCAACGTTAATGTTGCCAGTCATATTAACGAAAAGGAAATCAGTACTGGCAGAGATTCCCATTGCGTGCAAAACAATAGAAAAAGAATAGACACCATAAACTGGAGCAGTAAAAACTCCAGTAGTTGCATTAAAGTTGCTTCCTAGGTCATATCTTTCTGTATATGGGTATAAAACGTTTGTTGATGTTCCGCTACTACAAATTTGTATATTGCTTGGGTTATACGCCGAAAATGCACATTGACCAGCCCAATTTTGAGTAACCCATAAAGAACCAGTCCACAACAATGTTTTGCTTGTATCTGTTTCGTAAATAAACTGACCCTCATAAGGACTAGCAGGACGAGTAGTACTAGTACATACTCCTGGTTTAGCAATGGCAGAGGACGCTATGTAATTGTTAATCGGCATCAGGGGCCTCCCACGGTTCGGGTGTGTTGCCAGCGGCGAGCCATTCTTGGTATTCTAAATCCTCATTTGGGACGCCAAGCCATGTAATTATTCCGTCATCATCAAGACGAGCAACACTAATACCGCACAAAGGGTCAGAATTGGTTATAAAATACTTTTTCATAATTCCGCACTCGCTGACCATGCTCCGTTAGAAACAGTGATAGTTGTAATAGATGTAGCGTAAACCAATACAGATATTTCATTACGAGTTCCAACTACTACAGAATACGAGTTATTTATTGAACCAGAACTGTTGTATACACTCCATGTGTTAGGTGTTGATGTCTCGGCATTATAGAGTGTGATGTCAGGAGTTCTACGCATCCTTACTGGAAATTTAATTGCTGCTGAATAAGAATTGCCAACAGTTGGTGCCCATACAACAAGATTATTTCCTGTATTATCACCAGTACCATTCCCATTTACGGGCGCTGTTTCTAATTGAAATGATTTGCTAAAGTAGCGTTGGCATAAAGAAACTTCAACAGCAAAAGGGCGTTGTTCAAACGGGGTCGGCTGATAGTTCTGCTCAACCTGCACACCCCAAATATCAAAAGTCGCAGACTGGATGCCAAGCGAATTATTCAGCGAGTTGTAATCAGAGCCACTCGAAAACCAAAAACGGCAAGCAAGAAAATTGTTGGTCCCAATTGTTTTGCTACTAATAGATGACACGTTGATAAGTGCCGTAAACCGCTGCCACGAAGTTGTCAACGCAAACTTCTGCGCACCGATACCGCCAACAGTTGCCGAACCACCCGACCCAAACTCCTGGTACAAGTCAAGACCAAGGTTGGCTGTTCCGCTTGTCACCTTCGCCCAAAAAGAAACCGTAACAGGCTGGCCCGCACACGTTCTGACATCCTCAATTTTTTGCGTCAACACAACAAGCGAAGATGTGCCAGAACCACCGGTTACAGCATTGCGAATGTGATAAGCCGGTTCTTGGTTAGAGATTGGGTTGCCAGCGGTAAAGGCAACCTGGCTAACAGTTTGCGCTGTCCCAGTTCCCGTCAAATTCATCACCCAGCGGTCTGCCGTATATGCGCCGTTTGTCGTGAACGACGACGTACCACGTTGCCAGATATCAAACCCGCCGTTGATGATTTTGTTACGAAACCCGAGGCCAGCAGGCAGCAACGCAGACGAACCTAAAGCAGATGATATAGGCATTAGACTTCTTTCACCCAACCATTAACAATGATATTCACACCAGCACGGTCGGCATATCCATAAAACTGGTCGCCAGTTACCATCACAATTCCCGTATCAAGAACCAGGGTGTCAGAGGCGGCAATAGGGAGCGCCCACATGAAGTAGTGGCTGTTTGCAATGGAGACACCGTTTGGGGCTAGGGCAAGGTACACAAGCGCGTCTGTTCCCGTTCTATTACATAGGGCAATTTGCTTTACAACCCAAACACGGCTCGCAGCGACGGCGTTGCTCGGGTTGCCATTGATGAGTCCAGGTGTTGTCGGTAGTTCTACTGGACCTAGTACTCGTGTTTCTGTTCTGTCCCCGGTAGCCATTTACATCATCTCCATAAGAACTATTGCGCCAGCCTGATTGTTGGCTATAAAAGCGTCTGGACCTAGTTTAGCCGCTGTGACGTTGCTATTAGCAATTTTTGCCGTCGTGACCGCACTGTCAGCCAAGCCCGAGATAACCATTCCGCCGGCGTTTTCTACGCCAGACATAGTGATATTCACACCAGATGCACCAGCAAGAGCAGAAATGAAGTCACCAGATGTCAAGATTTGCGAGACATCTAGAATAATTGTTTCATTAGACGCGATTGACACGCTATTGAATATTCTATTTGACGTTTGAACGGAACCACCAGATGGAACTAGGGATATTGAAAACGTTGTCGAAGACGCCCCAGTGTTAGTCATCACAATTTGTTTAAGAATAGTAGTCGTCGTCTGACTCGTCGGACAGGTGTAAATGGTCGTATCAGTATTAGCTGTCAATGCAAGCGGACTAGCAACACCACTATTAAACAGTCTTTTCTCAGTGAAAGCCATTACTACTCCTTGTGCTCACCCCTGGGCGGAGTCCTCGATTTACGCTAGACGCACTCATGCTGGCTCCTAGTTCCCGTATCCGTAAACGCGGATATAGTAGCACCCCTGCCGACCCGTTCCATCGCGGACGGAGCGGAGAACGAACTAATCGGCATCAGGGGCCTCCCACGGTTCGGGTGTGTTGCCTTCAGCAACCCACTGCTGGTAATACACATTGGCTTCCCCATCAGGAAGCCAGCAATCCAAACCGTCATCGTTCTTGTAGCACACAAGGCGTTTCACATTTCCCAAAAATTCAACATCGTTGTAAAAATACATCATCCAAAATACTCCGAATTGAAATACATAATTCCAGCAGCGGTAGCAATCCACCCACCTACACCATGGGTGCGAGCGTTTAAAACAGAAAAATACACTGTAGATGTTTGTGGCGTGCCAGAATACTGAGCCGCTGTCGTCACTGGGTTCCCTTGCGATATTGCATAGGCGTTGTAAACCCCGTTAGCCAGGGCAAAAACCGGCCCTTTCCTCATCTGCACTGGATGCTGGATGACGCACCACAACTGCGTAGTGGAGTAGTAATGTCCTTGACACAACCCATCGTCGAAGCCCCAACCTCGCAACTCGTAGTAATACCTTTGGCACAGTTGCAACTCCAAAGCGTGTGGCCTGATTTCTAGAGGTGTGGCCTGAACGTTTGGTTCGGCTTGTATTCCCCAAATTTGAAAAGTGCTGTTCTGTATCCCCATAGAATTTATTCTTGCTGAGTAGTCGCTCCCACCTGAAAGCCAAAATTGAACTATCAGTGCATCGTCAACTGACCCTACAGTTTTCCCGCTAATAGAGGGGACTGCAACAGTCAATGAGTATCGTGACCATGTTGTTGACAAAGTCACAATTCCTCCATTTGTATTTACAGTGTTAGAAGGTGAACCTCCTGTCCCAAAGTATTGAGCTAACTCAAGAGAAATTTTCGGCGTGCCAGATGTTGCTCTTGCATAAAAAGACACAGTAACCGTCTGTCCAGCGAACGTCCTAACGCCTTCAATATATTGGTGCAAAACAGAATAATGACTTGCCGATGATTGACCGGAAACTGCTAATTGAGCAAAGTTTGCTGGTTCAAAACCAGATATTTCATTTCCCAGAGTAAACGCCTGAGTGCTATATGTGGTGGAGCCTCCGGCGCACTCAAGTCTCCAACGGTCATGGAGATACCCCGTGGTGGAGCGTGACAACAATTGCCGTTGGTTGATTTTAAAATCACCGTTGATGATGTTGTTACGCATCCCACTTAATGGCACATCTGTGCTAAGTTTTGCTTGTGTAACAGCATTATTAGCTATGTCAGCTGTCTGTACAGAGCCATCAAGAATAGTCTTAACACCCTGTGTTCCTAAATCTGATATTCGTCTAATACCGGTCATATTTATCCATTATAACTAATGTCGGAGTTGGCTTCATCCATTGGAATCCACCACGTTGCCTCAACAAGCACTACGGATTGCGAACCACTAATTGGGTCTGTCGAAATCCTGTACATCACAACTCCGCTGAAACCGCTAAGCGTGCAGCGGCGTTTCTGGTATAAAACATTCCCGATGCACCAGCTGTACTGGTTGAGCCAACTATTACTCCATACACCCTAAATCTATCTGCCGAAGCAAAATCCGAGTTAGGAATAGCGTTAATGCTATGTTCAAAATTGTTTACGTATACGCCAAAATATTGAGCTCCACCAACCGTTGTTGCTAAATCAATAGTCGCCGCCGAGCGCATGGGGACAGGTAGGTTAATTATAGATTCCCATGCAGTTGTAGATGCCATATAAGCATGTGCAATTGATTTGCTATTTCCAGACACAATCATTTGATAATACCGCTGGCAGAGTGCTAGTTCAACACCGATAGGGCGTTGCTCAAACGGGGTCGGCTGAGTGCCTTGCTCCAATTGGACACCCTCAAACTGGAACCACTCATCTGCACCCGCTGTACCAGAAGGTGTCCACTTAAACCAAAGAGCCAACTGGGTATAGGTGCTGTCCACAGCAAACGTGTAGATGTACCTCGTCATAGTTGTGGTCGGCGTAACAGTCTGCGACAGCAAATTTGCCCCGCTCGTAAAGCCCGTTGAGAATAATGCACCAGATGTTTGGTCTGTCCCTTTCCCGCCGTAGACAACGGCATCAAATGTTGAAGGGGCATTGGCCCCCTTTTTTACATAGAAAGACAACGTAACTTGCTTTCCGGCACACGCTTTTGACGTAACGCTTTCTAGCGTTTGCCCGAAATAAATTGTGCCAGTTCCTGTCTGGAGAGATTTTCGTTGGACACGGCAACCGTAGTTGAAGTTTGTTGTATCGGCAGGTTTACGCTCGACAATCAAAGTGCTTGCTGTTGCTAATTGGGCTGTCCACCAACGGTCTGGGGCTTTCCATTCGGCGGTTGATAGGGATGCCGAATACTCGCTGCTAGTGGTGCGTTGCCAAACATCAAACCCGCCGTTTATCAGCACATTCCTCATTCCACTTAACGGAACATCTGTGCTAAGTTTTGCTTGTGTAATAGCATTATTAGCAATTTTGGCTGTTGTAACAGCATCTGCTGCTAACTTATCTGTTGTGACAGAAGCATTTGATAATTTAGGGGTTGTTATTGCATTGTCCGCAATGTATGTCTCTGTCGGTTCTAGCGGACCATCATTCTCGACACCAGAAATTGTCAGATTCAAAGTTGTGTTTGCCGAAGCAGAAGCATAAAGAGTCTCAGTAGTCTCCAAAACTTGCGACAAATTAATCAGAAGGGAATCGTTAGCGGCAACAGTAACCGCATTAAACAACGCAGTACTAGCCCCAATGCGCAAAGTAAACGTGGCAGAACTACCAGTCGTATTCGCGACTACAACCTGCTTCACGATTGATGTCTTGCTCGCAGGCACTGTATACACAAGCGTTGAACTTGTTGTCAGTGCAAGCGGCCCAACTAAGCGTTTATGTTGAAACGGCATAACTACCTCATCACCTAAATCGACTCTTCAGGCTTCGGGATACGAGTCTTGATTTCTTTAATTGTCTCACGCCATGCATCAATACCGCCATGGTAAATGAGGTCTAGTTGGTCGGCAATAGAAGGGTATGCCGCGAGGCGCTCTCGAACCCATGCGCGCGCATCGTATTCCTCTTTAAGGATGACCATGCGCGCTTCAACATCTGCCCAATCTGGTTTAGTTTGAACTTCATCTTTCCAAACAAGTGAATCAAAATCAGGGCGCGGCAATTCCCATGTCGCGTTGGGGCGCAAATCCCAAATTGCTTGCGCCATCATGCTAAGTTCATGCAGTTCTTCTTGTGTAAACATGTTATGCCTTGATGATATAGTTGAGAACCATTGTTGGTTGCACGTTGTTGTGGGCAGAGTTGCTGCCTGTGTTTTGGTTGGTTGCAGTTTGTGCTTGGTTTGTCGCAGTTTGACCTGCATTACTAAGACCTACGGATAGGTTTGCGGAGTTTCCTCCAGTGTCTCCATAAACAGGGGTATTGTGGTTAAAGTTCTGGCCAACTACCAAACCACCACCCACAATTGAGTATGTAGAAGGGTTGGCATACACACCTCCTGCAATGTAAGCAATTCTGCCAGCATCGCTGTTGGTCGCACCAACTGCTGCATGGAGTGAGCCGTGACTAGGATGGGTGTGGTTACTGGACGCAAAAACCGTGCTTCCAGTCAAAGCGTTCGCGTGCGTGTGCTCGTTTTGAGTGTGATTATGAGAATTCTGAACGTGCGTGTGACTAGCCAATTGGGCTTCTGTCAAAACGTGCGTTTCTGCGCCACCAACGCGCCCAAGCGCATCAGCACCACTTGAAATTGTTGCAGACGACAGCCGCGATGCTGCCGAGCCGCCCATGTTGTCAACACCCGCGATTGTACGCCCACGTAAGTCTGGAAGACGGAAATCAGTACCCGCTTCCTCTCCTATATTGTACGTTGTGCCAAGCGCGGAGAAAAGCCGCGAATATGTAGTCCTGCTAACTGTTTGACCTGCACAAAGCAGCCACCCGCTTGGTGCAGAAGAGCCAGCGTATGGGGAAATCATTCCAGCAGGCAGAAATGCTTCGACTAGAGCGTTAGCAAACGCGGTAGTGGCGATTTGCGCACTGTTATCACCAGTGATTGGGTTGGGGGCAGTAGGCGTGCCTGTGAGAGCAGGCGAATTCAAAGGTGCTTTGTCTGCTAACGCATTTGTTACTGTTGTCGCAAAGTTTGCGTCATCACCAAGAGCTGCGGCAAGTTCATTCAGAGTGTCGAGAGCAGATGGAGCGGCGTCGACAAGATTAGACAACTCAGTTCGCACGAATTCGGTAGTCGCCACCTGCGTCGTGTTCGTTCCAGCAGCCGCTGTTGGTGCGGTCGGTGTTCCTGTCAGTGAAGCAGAAACAAACGATGGAGCAACCGTTGCGGTCATTTGTCCTGTCGAATGAACGGTGATTAAAGTTGAACCAGAGTGGTCTTTTAGTTCAAGTAGGGGCGCAGACGAGCCAGCGACCTGTTGAATTACAACAGAGTCGTCAGCCACCCTGAATTCGGGTGCAGTGTCAAACCTTTGACGCGCCATCTACTTTCCTACTCCCCCACCACGGTGACTCGAGACAATAACACATAATTGGTCGCAGTTGTTGTTGTAGGTGCTGGTGCAAACCGAAATCATAATTATCCACGGTAATACACCCTAAAAACTGCGGCGCCCAGATGGACTCCGTTACCCAACTGCGCTCTTATACGGATTTGATAAGGCTCGTGGATACCACCCCAGTGACCTAAAGCCCAGCCGAAAAGCCAAACAATATTATTATCAAAATTGCTAATTGGGGTTATGCTAACAAAATTAAACATATCAACCCCAGGTGGAAGATTAATAAGATAATCAGCAGCACTAGCGGTCAGTACTTGACTAACCTCTGCAAATCTAAGATTAACCAGAGTATTACCATTCAACTGATAAGAAGAAGTAATATTTAACGTGCTAACCGTTGTTGTTCCGCTCAAAGTTGGGCTTGCTGTATTAGCCTTAGAGTTCAGTTGCGTTTGTATTGAACTTGTTGCCCCATCAAGATACTGCAATTCCGTGCTTGAAACTGCGCCGATAGATGTATTGCTTGGTAAAACAACAGTGCCAGTAAATGTAGGACTCGCTAGCGGTGCTTTTAGTCCAAGAGCAGTTGTTATTGTGGAAGAAAAATTTGCGTCGTCACCAAGCGCAGCGGCAAGTTCATTCAGGGTATCGAGAGCAGACGGAGCAGCATCAACAAGATTGGACAACTCAGTACGCACGAACGCTGTAGTTGCAATTTGGGTTGTATTAGTTCCCGCTGTCGCTGTTGGCGCAGTTGGCGTACCCGTCAGCGCAGGGCTAGTAAGATTTGCGCCAGTCATCGCGCCAGTAGACGTGATTGACATTAAGGATGAGCCAGTATGGTCTTTAACGTCAAGCAAAGATGCGCTAGAACCAGCCGCCTGTTGAATAACAACAGAATCGTCTTTGACAACAAACTTTGGTGCATGGTCGAAGCGCTTGTTAGCCATTAGTTGGTCTCCATATTCATCATGACCATCATGTCATACAGCTGGTTTTGTTGGTTAGCAGCCTCGTTCAAGATGACCCATTTTTCGCCGTCATAGCGCCATGTGCGGTTTCCAACAGTATAAAAATCATTAGTAGTTGGTGAGTTTGGAAAATCAATCGGCATGGGGGGCCTCCCACGGTTCAGGTGTGTTGCCTTCAGCAAGCCATGTCAGATACGCCTGATAGTCCATGTTTGCCTCATCGCAAGGTATCCACGCACCATCTGTTGTGCGAAAAACAACAATGTGTGCTTCGTTTTGTTTGATTCGGTAAGTCATAGTTCTGCCGATGCGGTGAATCCGTACATCACGCCGTTGCTTGACCAAAACGCATTGAAACCATCTTTGAAAGTTCTATCAACGCCAAGAAAAGTGCCAAAAGTATAAACTGTGATAGTGGGTGTGGCTCTCTTAGTCACCTTGAAAGGCACATTGAGGAACCAAGTTGTGCTTGCGATATAGAGGGAATTGACGAACAGGTAATCGCCAGATGCGGCTAGGGTTCCTTGTGCTTCAAAGTATCGCTGGCAGAGTGCTAGTTCCTCTCCGAATGACTTATGCTCAAACGGTGCTGCTACTGGCCCAACATTTAATTGAACACCAGTAATCTGCCAATAGTTGACAGAAGCATTTTGCCCCGAAGCGAGGTTGACCTGTCCTACTGCACGATTTCCGGTTGATGCAGAAGCCCATGACGATTGCAAACTGCCACTTTGCCAACTCGCACCCGTACCAAGATAAAACATCATAGTCATTGACCCGTTTGCGTCGTTATCAAAAGCACCAGTTGTATCCGCAGCAAACGTCAGTGTTTTAAATTCCCAAGTATTTGCGGCATTTACCGTGTATGCCTTGCTCGTTTGGCGAGTGTTGTCAATGTCATACAACTCACAAATGTATGTCCCAGTAAGGCCCGACTTAACCCAAAATGAAACGGTTAGTTGTTGCGCAGACGACGTTCCTTTGCAAATGGACTGCAAATCCTGACCTTCAAGTTTTTGTTGAATTAGCATTACGTCTGTACTAGAGGGAAACGCATCTTGAGTCGTGCAAGTCATTTTGAGTGATTTGCGAAAACCAGAACCAGTCGGGAAATCATCAGAAGCAGAAGCAACTTCTTGAGTCCATGTACCAAGAGAACTTGCGCCAACAGCCCATCTGTCTGCTGTTAAATAATTACTCCCTGAGCTAATAAAAGTAGCCGAGTTTCCTCGTTGCGATACCTGCATCGCACCGTTATATAGTAAATTACGAGTATTCTGACTAACCCAACCAACACCAGAAGCCTGACTGGAATCGGAAACTAAATACTGCCCATTAGAACCTGCAGCAAGACGAACTAGAGTATCCGCAGCGCTACCAACAAGAAGGTCGCCCTTGGCGTCAATTACCGTATTTGTAGAGTCAGCTACCCACGCGACACCAGTCGAGGTAGAACTGTCTGCTGTTAGGCGTGTACCGTTTGAACCGACCGCAACGCGACCAATCGTTTGTGATGCTGTACCAACAAGTAAATCACCCTTGGCTTGTATCGACCCGATGATTTGGTCATAGACAGCACCTGGACCGATTTCTACCCAGAATGAGTCGTAATAAACATAGAGAGAGCCAGTATCTGATTCGTACCACATATCCCCCGCCGCTGGTGACGACGGTGCTGTGTCGGAGACTGTAACCCCACCCGAGCCAAGGTCTTTATATGTTGTTCCGTCGTTGGTGAATTGCCATTTATCTGTTGATTCATTCCAACGAAGGTCAACATTCGCTGAAGAACCGCGTTCAACTTCAATTCCGGCATTTTGAGAAGGTGCACCGGTCGCATTGTTGTTCAGAACAATGATGTTGTCATCAATTGTCAGTGTTTCAGTATTAATTGAAGTAGTTGTTCCAGAGACCGTAAGGTTACCAGAAACGGTCAAGTTTCCATTGACAGTAGTCGTTTTACCAGTTCGTCCAATATACACTGCTTCAGCGTCGTAATCGCCGATATAAATGTTTCCGTCAGTGGTTATTGACCCCGGAATGCCCCCGGAAAAGCCTCGACCGGCATCAATAAAAACGCTACCGCCTGTATTTGATGTCGAACTGTCAGCCCCCCACCCCCCAAGAATAGTTACACTGCCACCCTGTGCTGCGCCAGACCCATCTGAGGTGTTCGCTTCGCCACCAAAGATACCAACGTGTCCCCCAGTGACAGCACCAGCGTTAACCCTAAGTACTGGCCATATGTTAATTCCACCATTAGGTGGAGTTTCAAATGAAGCACGACCTATGTTAATTCCACCACTAGTTGTGTCAATTGTAGAGTCATCAGTAACGCCAACTCTTATATTGCCGAGAGTCGCTCCAGCAAAAGTAGGATTATCTGCAGTTCCAACGGCCTGACCAATTGCGATAGTTGGGCTAGAGCCTTCACCCGGGGTGTGTGTGACGGTGACGCCAGTACCGCCAGTTACATCTCCTACATAATTTCCTGTTGTGTCAGTTCCCAAGTCAATAGCATCGTTTACCCATGCGGTGCCATTCCATTTAAGGAATTGACCCGAAGCAGCCGACGTAATGGTTACGTCGCCAACATCATCGAGAGTATTGATTGTCGGGATTGCTGTTGGTAAAAACTTTGTGCCGTTAAAGCCAAGGAACTGACCGTTCGTCGCACCAGTTGTATCGACTTCAATCGAATCAACAAATAGTGTCGATGAGGACATTGAACCAGAGACCGTGACATTTGTTGGGAGACCAACGGTTACGCCACCAGTGCTACTCGATACTTCTACTTCGTTTGCTGTACCTTGGATAGTTGTTACGCCAGCCACACCAGCGGCTGCGTAAACAGATACACGGATTGAGTTACTCGATGGAGGTGTCTGAAACTTAGCAGTAATTGTGTTGGTACTTGTTGCCTCCCAGTTGATGTCAATGACTTCGTACGGGGATGAAGTATTCCGTGCCGACACGACAACATCGCGGGTTTGCATGTTGTGCGTAATGACATAGTCGACATTGGTTCCGTCGCCAATTGTTTGCGAGTATGCGCTTGGTCCAACGACACCGACACTCGCATAGATATTGACTCGTACTGCGTTACTTGAAGGCGCTACAGAGAAGTCAAGGGTGACCGTGTCTTCGGTTGTTGCTTCCCAGCGAACGTTAATGTTTTCATATGGCGAAGCATTGTTGCGGCATTGAACAAAAATGTCACGTGTCCCAAAATTATGAGTGAGCACAAACAGTGTCGTTGTGCCGTCACCAATGATTTCAGTGTGAGCGTTGTTATACCCTGCCTCTAGGTCGTTAACCCAGTTGGTACCGTTATACTTGAGAACATGCCCAACCTCGAGTGCGGTGATTGAAACGTCGTCCAGTTCGGAAAGGGTGAGCGAACCACTGACGCTAACCCACGTCGCCCCATTAAGAATGTAGAGAACTTCTGTATCCGAGTCAAACCACAGGTCCCCAGAGGATGCACCGGCGGGTTCTGTGGGAGAGATAACAACACTCGCACCAGAAGACACTTGCAGCCATTCACTGCCGCTTCTGTAATAGAAAACATCATTAGTTGTGTCAACAGCAATAGTGCCGTCAGGACTTGCAGCTGCTGGGACACCGTTTGTTGTAAATGTTGTTACTCCGCCAGCAGCGACAAAATTGTCATCGGATTTAAGAGTATTTGCGCTATCGCGATACAGATTAACGTCGCCAGTCGCAGAACCACTAGACCAGGTAATTCGGCCACCGGCATCAATTCTAATCCGTGCAACGCCGTCACTTACAACACGAGCAGAGAGCGCTTCGTCACTGGGAGATGAAAATTCAATTCCACGTAGTGGTGTGCCTACGAATCTTGTCATGAACCCAGCCTCAACTGATTTCTATTTGGGCACCCCTCGAGGTGCTATGTAAACCTTAGCCTGTTACAACAACCGTAAAAGCGTTTGATGCCGGAGCGGAAGAAAACGTCACAGTTACTGAATCTGTTGTGGTGCGAACTACGTCCGCAATTACGGTATCATACGAGGAAGAATCGAACACCTGAACAACAACTGCTCTAGTTCCGAAATTATGGGTCACTGCGTATGAGGTGCTTGCACCATCTCCGATTACCTTAGAGGCTACGCGGGCAAGTACTGGCGTATTGGTATTTGCACCAGTTGGCGAAGTAGCGGCAAGATTTGTGCGAGCCTGCGACTCTGTCGAGGCATTTGTACCGCCGTTAGCGATAGGCAGTAGCCCTGTTACGCCCCCACCGCTTGACGAGTCGAGGTCGATTGCGTCGACAGACAAAACGCCGGCAGTAAATGTAAGGCCTGTGCCAGCCATATTTGACTTTAGATGTAGGCCGTTCGATGTTGTCTCTAGTCCATTAACTGCGCCGTCAACCTTGATTTGTAAGTTGTCTGACGATATTTCTATACCGCCAGCAGCAGCGACATTAACCGCAAGCGGGCTACCGCCGCCACCGCTTAGACCGCTACCTGCAGCAGTTGATGCGATGCGCAACCTGTCGCTAGAAATCTCGAGAGTTGGGCTTGCCGCATCATCATCAACGCGAACAGAAAGAACGTCTCCCGTCTTTAGGAGGCCATCGCCCGCCAGAATGTTGCCAGCAACGGAAAAGAGCGAGAATGATAGACCGGTTGTGCCGAGAGTAATTGGTGCATCTGTAATCAGAACCCATCCAGAGTCAGCGTTGATAGTACCTTGCTCGACGAAGGTGAATAGCCCTGGAGTGACTTCTGCAGAAGAATCAGCGTCGTCGGAACGGCTTGGTGCTCCAGACTCAGCGACTACATAAATACCGTTTTCGGATGGGGTGTCTTGGTTTTTTACAAGAACACGGTCACCTGCAACAAGCGTGTAACCGTCAATTGTATCGCCAGCTTCGAGGCCAGTAGAAAGAGTGATAGCACCAGTGGTAGCAACCTTGACAGATGCTTTTACGTCTAGGCCAGTGCGGGCAGAGTCAACATAAGACTTGTTTGCAGCGTCGAGGCCGCTTACAGGAGTCGCAACCTGAAATCTTCCGTTGGCATCACGAATGACCAGGGTGCTTATCGAATCGGAGGCTGTTGCGGCATCAAGCTTTGCCTTGTCCTCTGCGGACATAACTCCGTCATCTGAACCGGTTGCTAGAT